TCACCGCTATGGCGTCCGCTGCGTCAGGTGACGCCAGCCCGCGTGACTTCATATCTTTCTTGCTTTCAAGGAACAGTGTTCCCTTACTGTCAGGCTTGGTGAGCGGGCTGATGAGGTCTGTTTTCAGGAACCTGTCGTTGGGGATGTGCGCTGTCTTGAGCCAGTCACGCATGGCGCCCCACATCTCTGCACGTTTGTTACCCCACATCGTCTGGTTCTTAGCTTTGTTGCCGAAGTTTACGCCGCGTATCTTGTACCGCTGCTCTTTCAGCCGGTCCACGACGCCTGCGCCTAGCCCGCCTTCGTCGATGCAGACCAGTGCAGGCTTGAACTGCTCGATGGCGTCGATGACGTAGCCAGCCACTTCCATCGTGTCTGCGCCGCGGTGTCTCCGCAACTCTAGGATGTCCCGGCCCTGCCGTATGGCGATGACGGTAGCGTCAGCCCCGAAGCGTGCAGGATCGACGCCTATGACGATGGGCGCTGTGTCATCTTTGACAGGTGGCCGCTTCATGGCATCGTCAACCAGATTGCTGCCAATGAACTGATCGTCACCTTCACTGGGGAAGTTACCGTAGACTTCGACACTGGCTTGGTAGCTGTCTGGCCCGTACTCGTCGATGATGCGCTGGTACAGGTGTTTGTCCGTACCCTCGACATCGCGGGCGTCGATTGTGCGTGTTGACCAAAACGCCCGCTTGCTGTGGAAGGTTTCGTAGAAATACCCTGTGTTCCGCCGCGGGTTGGAGAACGCCAGATGGAACCGATGTGGTGTATTCTCCGTGAAGAAACCATCGCTGACCGACCAGATGCTGTCAGGTATACCGCTGGCTTCGTCGAAGATTAGCATCACACCGTCGAAGTTGTGGACACCCGCGTAGGCGTCGGGGTTCTCTTCGGACCACAGCCGGCCCTCGACTGACCAGTAGCGCGTGCCTTTCTTCAGGTCGCGCTCGACCAGTTCCGTCAGCCACTTGGCTGGCATGATCCGTGTGGCTGCTATCTCGAACCAGTGACTGTTAAGGCTCATGGCCAGCCACTTGGTAATTTCTGCCCATGTCACTGACCGCAACTGCGCTTCGGAGTTTGCCGACACGATGGTCGTTGATCCAATGCGTGAGGACAGCATCCATATCGTCAACCAACTGACTAAAGCTGACTTGCCAATACCGCGTCCTGACGCAATCGCCATCCGCGCAGTTGAGAAGTCTACCTTACCGTTGTTCTCTTTGATGTGGTCACGCAAGTCAGCTAGTATCTGGCGCTGCCATTTACGCGGGCCGGGGAAGTGTTCCAGCGGCGTACCTTGTTGGCCCCACGGAAATGTGTACAGGACAAATGCTAGTGGGTCATCCTTCAGGGACGGGGACCACAGCCTTGCCATTAACTCCATTTCGTCTTGGGCTGAATATATTGGCGCTTGCATTTGTGTTGTCCTCTAGCTGCGCTGGGGCTGTCACGTCTGTGTACAGCCCTTCGATGACGCGCGTCTGTGCTTTTTCCAGCGCGCCTGTAATGCTTATCTGTTGGTCGATGTTCACGTCAATTTGCTGCTTGGCTACCCAGCCGTGCTGATGCTTGAGTATCTCCAGCGCGGCCTTAGCGTCGCCATCACGCGCCGCTTCGTACATGGTCTTGCCGGCGGTGTATTCACCGTCGGTGCGCCCCTTGATCTCAGCCATCTCGACCAGCGGGTCGGACTCCGCCAGCACGCGAAACTGCCGTGGGGTCATGCCAGCCGCCATAGCGAGGCTATCACCCTTTAGCCCGTAGCGGGCGGCTTCATAGATTGCCTCCAGCCGCGACTCGGTGGCCTGCGTCCGCTCGGGTGTAAATGGCAGTGAGTAAAAAGTCATTGGGCGTACTATAGTGTGTTGCATCTTAATATGCAAAAAAATAAAAATTGTCTGACACCAACATTTAGAAATAAAAAAAATTGTTTGCGACCCGTGACCGTGTCAGTCACGCGGCGCTCGGCCCTGCCACCCCCCACCCCCTGCCCGGAGCTATTGAGAATGATTCGCAGTAGCAGATTCTGGGATGGCCTTTCCCTTATTGCTAATGACTCGCATTAAGAAAAACATATTGCTGCTGCTAATGCGAATGAGTCGCAACAATCCATGTGGCGCTAGCTTATTGCGAATGATTCGCAGTTAGGCGATCTAGGCTATCCTCTTACAAGTCGCTAACGAATAACTTGACGTTAACGTAAACGTCAAGTCTAGGCGATCTAGGCTATCCTCAAACAAGTCGCCGACGAACCGAGTGATTGCTTTACGTTAACGTCAAGTCTAGGCGATCTAGGCTATCTAGGCTATCGGTTTTCAAGTCGCGCGAAAATAACGCGGCGTTACCGCACGCGGCTATTTTGCATTTTACCCTATAATGCATATAATTTTATTCATTTTATCGGTGACTATAAAACCAATAGCCTAGATCGCCTAACTAGGCTTGTAACGCGCGCAAATGAGCCGTTTAAAAATAGTCATTTTACCCGGTCGCATAGCCTAGATTGCGCCTATTTTACGCTTGCAACATATTTTGTTGTTGACATACTATTTAAGAAGGTAATATAAGAGGGCATCAACAACGCAATGGAGTAAGTAACATGATTGACTACGTAGACATCGCAAATCGCCGCTGGACTATCCGCCGGACTTGCATCGACACACCGGGCCGCGCATATGCTGCCCGCCTTGTCGATGACTTTGACCGCGATGTGTTGCCAGAATTAGGCATCGGCTTTTACGCCGAAACAATTGACGACATCCGCCACCAATTAAACGGGGGTAACTAATATGAGCCGCGAATATATCATATGGGGCAAGCCACCGCATAGCGATGACGAAACTCTTTTAGTGTCCGAAACCGCGGGCATTGCCAGCATGGAACAAGCGCAACGCGTCATCGCAACGCTAACAGACGTGCACGGGTGCACTCAATGCCGTGTGCAAGTGTTTACGCTTGGCAACGGCGCAGACGTTATAAACGCATTTAAAGGAGCAATTGCATGACACAGAGAACCCGCGACTATCGTTTTGATCTTATCGACAAAGCTAACGCAATGGGCATAACCCTTGACGGGGAGATTGCTGCCATGGCTGGCGCTCGCAACACCTTTGGTGTTGTCCGCCTGTTGAGCGGCAAGGGCGGCGATGTCGAATATTCATGGTCTGCCATTGCGCGCATTTTAGACAACGGCGGCAAGTTCGTTAGCTAACGCCACCGGAGCGCGGAGCAATCCGCGCCGAGGCTGGCGCTAGTGCCAATATAGGAGTGAGTGACATGACTAAATTCGAAACAGGTAAAACATACTATACCCGTAGCGTTGCGGATTATGACACGATTGTGCGCGTCACTGTCGCCAAGCGCACCGACAAGACAATAGTGACCGCGCTAGGCGACCGCCTACGCATTAACGTCTGGAATGACGTGGAACAGGTCAAGCCTTGGGGTTCGTTCTCTATGGCGCCAATCGTGGGCGCTGACCGCTTACTGGATGCCGTAGCATGATCGCGCACGCTTTAGCCCTAGCGGGCTTTGCCGCCGTGCTTGTGCTATCAATCACAGCAATCATCATCACATTAAAAGGAAACTGAACCATGACTTGGACAATCGACGGATGCATCTCAATGCAAAACTTGGACATCGTGCGCGGCGATAATCGCATCGCTATGCTTGACTGCGAAAACGAGGCGCTATGCGATGGCGACATTCTCGCCAACGCCCGGCTAATCGCCGCCGCGCCTGACCTATTGGCAGCATTGGAAGCATTTGAATTGTGGACGGACGCGCTGGCAAACGCTGGTGAAATGACACCCGACGCATGGGTTGAGTTGGACAAGTTGCACCAAAAGGCTTGCTCGGCAATCGACAAAGCAAAAGGAAACTGAACCATGACAGACAACCAATTCAATTTTGCAATTCACGCCGGCGCGTTTGTGTTCATCGTGCTTGCCATTAACATTTACGCAGCATTTCAAGGAAACTGAACCATGACACAAGATCGCAATTATCTCAGAATGTTGTCAGATGCAGAGCTCGTGCGAACAGCATTAGACCGCAACCACGAACTGGCTGTAGTGTTAGCCGAACGCCTTGCCGAACTGCTAAACGTTGAGGCGGAACTAGCAGACGCAAAAGCCGAAATAGAGGACTTAGATAAGCACTGGACTAGGAGCAGGGAGGAAGCCAACGCCCTGAGCGCCGAATTAGAGGCTATCTACACCCTGACAACCAAATGACCGCGTTATTGGCTGGCGCGGCCCTTTTCCTATTAACCTTATTATTAGAGGATTGACCAATGAACCAATACGAAATCGCAATTGCGGGCCTGTTAGGGCTGCAAACCATTACATTAATCATTTTATGGCGGACGCATTTAGATCGTGAATGGTTCCGCATGGCATGGCTACGCGAGGGAACCGAATTACTAAACATCAAACGGGAACAAGAAAATGATTAAGACACCACAGCAAGCCGCGCCATTAGGGCGTAAATACAGAGTAAGCTCAGAGTCCGCATGGCCATTACGCGACTTAAACGGGAAAACGTGGGCCGAACGCCGCAAAGAAAAGGAGCAAGGCAAGTGAGCCGCCCTATGTTTTACCCAATGGGCCCTATGGCTGTAGGCGATACCGCGACAATGCCTGCAGACAAGCCCGGTATGGCAAAACGTATTAGTCGCAACACATCACAATATGGCCAGCGGCACGATAAACATTTTATCTGTCGAACTAAAGATGGTTTAACCACAATTACAAGGATGAGGTGATTTATGCCAAGAGGAATAATAGAGCCGTGGGACGATGAAATGTTTGCCCGCGCAGCAGGATTGAAACGAGCGGGGTTTAGCTCAAAAGTAATTGCCGAACGTCTAGGCGTCAGCGTGGGTTCATTGCGTATGCGTATGCAAAGGGGCAACGTCAAAGCTAGGTTAGATGGGCGCGGGGGCAATTACGGAATTGGAGAGCAGTTTAAAAAAGGCCCTGTTTCGTTACGCAACATGGAAGAAACATTTGACGCAATGGTATTGATGACATCGCCAGAGGAACAAAGCAAATGACCGACCAAAATGGATATATGAAACTGACACGCACCCCTGCGGTGCGTTCATCTAATGACCCCAACACCTTTACCAACCACCTGACTACCGCAAGCGGCGGAATAGGCGATAGGGTGACGGATGAAACCGCCACGCATTACATGATGCATCACTTTTGGATCGAAGAAAAGAAATGACGATGTTTTTATTGTTCGCCTTCGTCATAGGCGCAGCATACATATGCGGAAAGGATTACCCATGACTGACAAAATAAATTACCGCATGGACCCTAAAACCGGGCGACCCTTGCACCTTTTTGGTGATCGCGCTGTTGTCCTGAATGATGACGGCTCGACAGTGACCGAGCACTACGACGAAAACGGCAGACTTTACAGAACCAGTTACAAGTCAGTCCCCTACCCTAAAGATTGGAAACCAGAATGACTGAAAGACTTTCACTAGGAGGGCGGCTGCGTATGGCGGCTGCTTGCCCTGATGCCAACGCCCCTCTTTTGGCGGAAGCGGCTGACGCCATCGAACAGCACGAAGCCTTCAAGCAGAAGGTAAGTTATGCGATAGAGGACGCGACGGATAGAGATTTGCCTGTAGCCGTCCTCCGCCGCTTCATCATCGGCGCAGACAAGCCTGACGCGTTGGTGGATGTATGGGGCGACTTGTTCGTGAAATCCTACAACTTAGACCAATTCTGTGACGCACTAGAAGCCCGTGGACTAGAGATAAGGAGTAAGACCGATGACTGAAGAAGAAATAGACGCATTTGAGAACTACGACCAACGCGCAGAGGCTACGCTGGCCTATCGCCTGATGGAGCATCTTGCCTTTAGGGGCTTGATAACTGACATCGAAGTGAGCAATCTGCGCTTTCCACCTTGCGAACTAATCTTAGACGCCGAAGAAGCATGGGACGAATAAAACGTGTCGATTTTCTAACCAGAATATCCCGCAAACAGGCGCACGGCTTTGGTTTGCGGGATAGGCGCTTACAATAAAAAACCCCCGGCGGAGTGAGGACGCCGGGGGTTTAATCAGGTTAGCGGAGCATTGCCAACCCTAACAGTATATCATCGCAATATATCAGATGTCAATTCTTACCGATGTTTGGAATAATGCTATTCTTAGGCAACTCCTCCGCCATGCGGCGCAACTCTGATTTGTTGTGCTTCTGCAACGCCTCTGGCGCGGCAAAAATATGTTTTTTGTTCATATAGTCTTTGGAATTGATACGCCCCACGTCAATCCAGCCAGCTTCCTTCAGAGCATGAAGCAGCGCAGCCTGTGGCACTTTGACGCCAGACGGCACGTTGATAGCCAGCGCATCGCAAATGCGATGGAACGGCCCACCGATGACACCAGAGGCAAACACGCCTGACCGCAGCCGCATCATGTCCACAAGGTAGCTTTCCGCTACACTCATGCCATGTTCGACCATGTTCAGCTTCCATTCGGTCACTGGCGGCGCAGCAGCAGGGTTAAACGCAGACACGTCGCGCTGGTGCAGCCAAGCAGCGCACTTTTCATAGCCGCCTGTCTTATACCAGCCCCACAGCTTGTCGGCTGCGGCTGGCGTCATGCGCGGGGCGCGTGTCCAGACGCAGAACCAACGGCGATCCTGTGTTGGCAGTGTGATAGGCAGCGGGTCATTCGTATACGCTACCACCATCAGGCGGTTAACCCACTCGTAGGGGTGCATCCCTTTTCGATTGACGGACAGCGTCTCAGGCGGCGCAGCGATGAGCGGCTTTAGCTTGTTAGCCATAGCGCGGCGCTCTCTTGCCTCTGGTTCCTTTAACTCGTTCAGAATGACCACTTCAGCCTCAAGCGCATAACCCCATTGGCTATCCAACCCGCCAGCCTCAATGACTGACCTGTTGCGCCAGTGCTTACCGCCCAGCGCCCAAAGGAACGGCTGGAACATACTGTCCTTGCCCGCGCCTTCGTCGCCACCGATAAGGATTGCATGGTTTATCTTGATGTTAGGGTTCTGTATCTTGAACGCCATAGCGTCAAGGATGTGATCCAACTCTGTATCGTCCGACACCAGATTGCGGCAATGGCCCAACCACGGCTCG